GAAAAGTCATCGGCTGCCACTTCAAAGAACTATTGGTAATTATCTTACGCTTCTGCCCGTCAAATATGCCGTAGCTTCTTTGCATCTCACGTTCTATTCTATCGCGTTCCTCTTTGCCTAAAGGTATGGCGCCTCCATCGGCTTGGCTTTCATTGCTTAATATACCTTCTGCACCACGTTCAACTATTAACACATTTTCACTTTTAAGCGCACCAATGATATTCGATAAAGGCAACTGCAAAGAATCAATCTTACTTTGTGATGTTATAAGGTTACCGCCAACTCCCTCATTCTTATATATCATATCGGAAGGCTGCACATTAAAGTAAGTGCCTTGATCATATACCTTATAAGACTTAATGATGCCATCGACCGTTGTTTGATTGTATAACTTACCCGTTGGAATAACCTCCACATCGCTTGGTAGTAAGTTCCACATTAACGAAGGTAACGCGCTTGGAAGTCCTTTAATTTCGTATATAAAAGCATTACCGAACACCGACTTAAACACATAGTATTCAAATAGAAACTCCTCGCGCGTTCGCAAAGGGTTAGGTCTATTCAATAGGTTTAATACCTCATGCTCTTTAATCTCCTCACCAGTCTTTTTGTCGTATAGCTTTATCTCCATGTTCTTGAACATATCAGCTAACTGGTTGATTACAGATTGAAGATGAGGAATAGTGTTATAAATTCTTAGTTTATTTTCCGTATCAATAAGAATGGGGTTCTTACGGTCGTATATTGAGGTCGAGTACATACCGTTGAAGGTGCTAAGCCCGAACATGCGAGCCACTAAATTAGATACATAACTCATTTGAATAATTTTTTTTAAAATTAAGTATTAAAATAATTGTCAATTTTTTTTATTCGAATATGTGCGGCAGTAAGGCTTGTATGAAGTTCGCCAGTCCAGCCATCGCATCAGGTGCATCATCGTGCTTACTCTTACCGTCTTTCTTATACTCGTATATCTGTTGCATCATTGCCCTATATTCATCTGTTTGCTTCTCAGGGTGAACGTAAACAAACTTATTCTTTATGATGTGGTAAGCCATCAATATACGCGTGTGCTTGTTTGCTGTGTTCTTGATACTTAGTACCTTATCTTCTTGCACCGATTGACGAAGTAAGCGGATGAATCCGCTGCCTTGATTGTTTGCCTCTATTCGAGTATAGTCAGCGTTCAACTCCTTAATCTTAGCTGCCACCATTGGACAAGTTATGTCTATTGTGTCCTGAGTGAAGATAGCATCGGTAATATAGATTTGATTGCCGTAAATTTTAGCAAACACAGCGCATAGGTAGTCGCTACCTTCGTCTGCAATATCCACATAACCAAGCACGCTATCGGGCAAACCTTCGGGCATCTTATCAAAGTAATTAAAGTCTGTGCGCTTGAATAGCGAGCCGTTCAAATCCACCTCCCAATTACCATTAACGAAAACATCGTACTCATGCGGTGGCATATTAGCCTTTAACGATTCAATGTAATCTTTTGGTATATGTGGATTGTCGCTAATCTTAGCTGGTATGTATGCCCACGTTGGCGGCAGCGCGTTATCCTTCCACTTATCGTATATCCTTGACTTTACCCATCCGCCCGATGGGTTACACGTTGCTAAGATTTGAATAGGGCAGTTAGGTGAACCAGTCCAACTTCCGCTTCTCTCAATCACCTTGTTAAATGTTGCCTCTTGTAGTTCGTTTATTTCATCTAAGCCAGCACCGTTAATCTCTAACCCTTTGAACCTATTCAACTCCTTGTCGGTATCGAATGACTCAGCTAAGAAAATAATTTGTGAGCCATTGGTGAAGGTAACGGTCATCGTCTGCTGGTTAAACTCCTTAACGTATTGACTAAATCCTTCATCTAATAGCCTTTGGAATGTTATTAAGATAGTTCTACGTAATGTTGGCAATGATTCACGCACCACTAACCATCTACTTTTGTCGTACTTGAAACAATTAGAAAGTAAGCAAAGCAGCAGCCAATAAGATTTGCCGCCTCGAATCGCGCCTCCGTATAAGGTGAATGTCTTAGTGTCGGCTACTCTCTTAGCCTCAATCTGTTTTTTAAACGGTATTATCCTTATCGCTTCCGCCATTCCAATCAATTATAATAGGCTTCTCGTGTAATCCTTTGCCGTTGGTAGTAATGTCTGTATGATTCATTGATAGCTTCCTTAGTTCCTCATCTGTTGCTATTAATTTCATTAATGCCATTTGTAAAGCTGGCGCATTGCTGGTGTACCATTTTGAGCGCATAGATACCTTTAACGTAACTCTATTCTGCTCTAATAATTCTTTTAGTTCGTTCAATTCGTTAGAGTCAGGAGGGAAAAAATCGTAAAATGTAGGCTTTGCACAAGGCAAAAAAGAAACAATGTCCTCCACAAAAAATAATTTGTGTTTAACTATTACTTCCTTTGCTTGCTCAAATATTTTAATCCTGTCGTATGCCATTGCGTTTTATTATTAATGTGCTATCTAACTTTTTCATTCTGTCTATTATTACTTGAATATAATTTGGTGACATTTCAATCATAAAGCATTTTTTATTTATTTGCTGACAAGCTACCATAGTTGAACCTGAACCACCAAATCCATCAAATACATTATTCCCTTTTGTATATTCTTGTAATAATTCTGCACATAAATTAATAGGCTTTTGTGTTGGATGTACTCTTTTACCACTCTCCCCTTCTTTAATCATTCCACTCCATATCTGTTTTTTTATTCTTACAGGGCTATCAAAAGAAGTCCAAGCCATTTCACCATCTGCAAAATTATTGCTATTCATATCTCCCCTTTTATCCCAAATTATCCAACAAGGTTTTGGTTCTAAAAAATCAGTAAAATAATTTCCACCCCAAATTATAAAGTTTTCCATACCTAAACTTATACAAGTATCATAAAACTCTTTTGCAGTTTCGGTTGTGTCATCTCCAATTATTTCTGCATAAACTCCATTTTTAGCTAAATTATCTCCACCTACTTTTCCATTTTTACCTACTACTTTTATTCCATAAGGCGGGTCTGTAAATACCATATCTGCCTTTTGTCCGTTCATTAGCTTTGCTACTTGGTCGCTATCTGTGCTATCTCCACATAGCAATCGATGCTCTCCAATTTCAAATAAATCACCTAAAACAATATCCGTTTCTATTCCGCCTTCGGGTGCTTCAAAGTCATCTTCAACCGCTTCTAAATTAGTTACATCAAAGTTTGGTATATCTAATCCCCACGCATCTAACTGCTCAACTTCCCATTCATTCGCCAACATATCCCAATCCCATTCGCCACCAGCAACATTATCTTTAATTAAAAATTCCTTCTGCTGCTGCTCTGTTAATCCTTCGGCAATGATAACAGGTATCTCTTTTAATCCAGCTTCCTTACATGCTTTATATCGCATATTCCCTCCCAATATAATCATATCGCTATTAACCACTATCGGGCGAATGTCTAACATTTCGGGAAATTCTTTAACCGACTTCACCAGCTTAGCAAATTTATCATCTTTGATTAGTCGTGGGTTATTCGGGTTAGGTTTAATCTCCGAAATTTTAACGCTTTTTGTCTGCATTTGTTTTATTTTTAATTCTACCATTCTGTTATTGTATCATTTGTAAATTCAGTTGCCAACGGGTAATTGATAGAAGTTAAATGTCTCAATATTGTCATTTAATAAATATGACACTTTCACACCTCCTTCTGTTCCATTGTGGAAGTTTAGTCTATCTATCAAATCCTTTTTAGAGGTTGATTTTACAAACGCTCTTATGTTTTCTAGTGCTTGTGCTTTTAACGTTTCCATACTCACTTTTTTATTTGCTTTTTATCTTATCAATCGCTTCGTCAATGTTTTGAGCCTTCACCAGCTTGTCAATAAACATTCTTTTGTCCCCTTTGTAATCAAATGATATTAAATAATAGTTCACTTCTTTTTCTTTACTTTACGTTTCTTTACTTCCTTGATAGCCTCTTTAACTATCGTTGCGTAATACTCTGCTTCTTTACTTTTCATCTTTCGCTAATAAGTAATGCAATGATATAAGCGTGTAAACTGCTACTCCTACCTTCCAATTAGTAAGATAAGATAACGACACCAACGAACCTATCAAGGCTACAAATAACACCGTTTGCACTACTGCTTTTAATTTTCTATTCATCCTATCTGTTTTAACACCTCAATAAAATAAGGTCGTTTATATGTTTCTCGTTTCGCTTGTATTACTTTCAACTTATTAATCGGGCAGTCAATCATCCACCATTTGCCACGACCATAAAACCTCTGCTTGAGCACGTGCATTAAATCGCATTCCTTCGGGAGGTTATAAATATAGAACTTATCCCTGATATACTCGTAATATTCATTCACATTCTCTCTAGTCATATCTTCAACGCAGTCTTTCAGCATCTTATCAATTAACACCCTTTTCTCTGCATCGAAATTCCCGCTCATTCGTTTTTGTTTTTACGAATTTATAAAAATTTCTTCATTCGGCAACGGTATGTGAATATTAAACCACTCTTTCGCAAAGTTTCTTATCTGTTCGTGGTATTGTTCTTGTTCAAATTTGCTGTTGTTAGTTGTGCTTTTAGGTACTACTATAACCTCTCCCGTATCTTCGTTAATCAATTCCACGCTGTTGAACTTCATCTTCATTATTTCGTGAACCTCCTCGATGGTAAACACTTCACCGCACGTTTCATAGAATTGCATTTTAACTAATGGATAAACACACCCCCACAAATAAGCATTTTGTTCATTACTGCGCTTTCTTCTTTTTCGCTCTATGGTTATTGTAATCTCTTTTCCTTCGAATTGTTCAAAGGCTTTTGATATGCTTCCTTTATTCGTGGCGCATTTACCGTTAACTACTTTGCTATTTACTATCGCTTTCAATTTATTCCTTTTCCGTAATGATTGTAATTTTTTCTTGCACTAGTAAAAGCATCATAATACTCATACTTCAATTCATCTCCAAAACACATATCAATATCTACATCTCCAACATTTGTATCTTCCCCATAATACAAACACACTAGAGTATATGATGTGCTTGTACCCATTTTTTTTATTATAATGGTAGCTTCTCCACCTGCTTCTTTTAGTTCTATCATTGCTTCTTGCATAGATTTATACTTGATGCCAAAACAAACATCATTATCTATTATTGTTTCGCTTCTTACAAAATACAGTTCCATATATTTTTATTTGTTTGTTTGTTTGTTAATTCAATTTAACTTAGCTTGTACCTCAACTTCTAATATATCTTTCACGTCCTCGATGTATTCTTTGAGTTGCCCCGTAGCCTCGCCACTTCTAAGAATGTTCAATAAGTACTCAGCTGGTACATCGCCCAGTTCCCAGCCTTCATAATTGCCAAACGGCATTAAATCGTAATCACCCATTTTACAAAAGTTTTATACCTATTATTCGACAAATATCTTCAATGCTTTCAACTTTATCAACTTGCCCTAACCAGCCGTCAAAGAACTTTTGTTCACCCTCCGTTAACTTCCTTGCGCTTTTTGGCTTGCTGCCGTCTTTAATTTCAAAAGCGTAGTTCTTTTTTTCGTAACCCACCAAAATATCAAAGCAGTTTTTAAGCTGGTGAGTATGTAATACAGTTACACCTAACCTCCTTAGTTGTTCTACTATTTGCTTTTGGT